TTAATTTTCAATGCTTCGTTTATCTCGCTTTCCGGAGTCTTCTGAGTCACAAACTTGGCACTTATGCGCTCTTGCGTTTTTAGCATATCAAGCACATAACCGATTTTGCTTGCTTCTCCCCTTGAAAGGGAAGACATGAAGTCGGCAAAATTTTGTATGCTATAACCTTTCGTTCTTGTTTCATGAAGGCAAAGATAATTAAAAGTTTCTATATAAGGCAACTTTTATAAAAATCCCTTTATTTCGGCACAAATTTCGCCCAACAACGTCAAAGACGGTAGCAAGACAGGCTAATAATGATAGAAAATTCATTTTTCTCAGAGAGACTTATTGTATTCATTTCCAAAATACCCGTTAGTCTAAATCGATATAGGGGGCAAAACCAAAAGTACAACTCTCTCTTCAATGAATAAAACAATATAACACACTGTAAAACAAAAGAAAAGCGATAAACACCTTTTTCTCAGTTGGCCTCGTTTGAAGTTGAATTGATTTGAATTTGACTTTAAACGAGGCTTCCTTTTTTCGGGATAAATTTAACGTTGCTTTAATTCGGGTGGTTCTGTGAGGCTGAAAATGGGCAATGGGGTACATCTGTATGAAAAGATGGGAATATGGATGTTTGGGATGGGTCGGATCGTTCACTCAAGGAGTGATAAGTAAAGTATAAAAACGACCTCTTTTCTTCTGGGCATGGCCTTTGTGATTTTGAGATAAAAGAAATACAATTATTCCATATACGAACTATTTGGTATATTTGCGACAAAGAATATACCAAATGCGCTATGACAAAAGTAATCCACGTACACTTGATCTACGAGAAAAAGAACTTCTATTTTGGCTCGATCTCCGCCATTTTTGATATACTGACGGAGGATGAGCTCGGGATCACCAAAAACAGCCTTCTGCACGCCGGAATGACCGATGGTAGCTGCAAAATAACCAAACGGGCGATGATTATACAGTCACATTTGATACGAAGTGGAAAGTAAGGCAGCTGGTAAAAAGTAGGACATTTTTTGTACCAATGGTTTGTTCTTAAAAATGTCCTACTTTTTGTCCTACTTTTTTTATAGGACATTTTCTGTACCGTTGGTTTTTGACGGTGGATTTGTTTGGAGGATGTTGGTTATGTGCGTAATTTTATCTGTTGAATAATCTTCAATGCTACTGAATATATCATAAAAAAGTGGATAACGTAGTATAAATAATCAACATAAACAAAGATAATAACAATGTGGTGTAAGAAATTTTTCTGCAAAATATCAGCCTCTTTCCTTCCTTCGCAAAAACAGGTTTCACCTTCTTCTCCTCTCGTAGCGCGTTTGCAACTTCTTTCAGATATTTCTGACGCATGTGTTCTACAAGCATTGAGCGATCATATAGCATTACTACAAGCGATAGGATACCAAGTGCAAGAAGAACAATGGCAATCAAAAATGCCACCCGAGTATATAGGCATTCAGTCTTGTTATCGTGAAGGGATATTAGAATACCAAATATACTTGAAGCTACAAGTAAAACATTATACGAAAATGTGTCTTGTTTCTCAGAAGATAGATTAGTATATTTTTCTGCTTTGTCAATATGTTCATTAAAATAATTCAATTCCATTGCTAATTTCTTTTATGGCTTACACCGGTTATTGATGTTTAGTTATTCTGTTTAAAGACTTTTGAAATCTTACTTCCGTATCTGTATCGCCCCATTGCTATACTCCTTGGTCACGCAACCCAGTACGAGATAAATATGTCGGATCTTTTCTTTGGGGATAGGGAATGGAGCATGGATTTGGTTACCATCCGGATAGGTTTCCCGGTTGGTACTGTATGCCATGAAATTCTCACCTTTGTCTTGTAGTTGTTTGGTAACACGATATTCCGTTGTTTCTATTACGTAGTTACGGCCATTCATAATCAGAAGAGGATCCATTACCCGTTTTAAGGCTAAGATAGATCCGCTTGGATATTCCATCATGCTGTCCCCATAATGCCGTATGGCGGCTGTTGCTTCCGGAAACCAGTCTCCGGCATCGATCCATTCAGAGGGAGAATTAGGATCCGTGTTGACCACACGGTCGTTCAATCCACCAATAGTGGAGACATCATCGTAAAAGGGGATTAGGTTCTTTTTGGCGGGAAAAGCCTCCTCTTTCACTGGTACCTGCTCACCCATCAGAGACATACTCTCACTTTTCAGCATGGAACCGCGACCGGTGAGGAGCCAGTCGGTATTAATAATTTCAGAATATTCTGAAAGTTGAAATTTTCTAAAGAAGTCATAACTGGGAGCACTTTTTCCATTGATTATATCATACACTGTTTGAGCACGTTCGTATCCCAATTTTATAGCAAACGCATTCTTCGTTTCATTAACATAATCAAGAATTCCTGCTATTCTTGCAGAAATATCTGTACTTTTATTTACTTTTTCTTTGTTCATATCAGAATATTCTGTAATATTACACCGTCGTTACTAATGTAACCGACGCTGTAAAGATAAACATTAATCATTAAATATTGAATATGGCAAAGATTTTAGCAGACACAGAGATTCGGAAAAAGTTGGAAGAAACATTCCAGTGCAGCCGCAAAACGGTTAGCGAGGCATTGAATTGCCGGTCTGATTCGGATCTGGCGAAAAAGATCCGGGCGATGGCTATCAAGCTGGGCGGGTCGGTGAAGAAAGAGGAACATGTAAGAATCATTTAAAACGTGTTGGCATGAAAAACAGTACTGGCTTTTCAGAACATTTTGACATTTTCATTCAAACGAATGAAGACAATAGTCTTACACGGGCGGTCTTGCACGATGGAAAGATCATTTATATAGAGCGTTTCGCGAGTACCACCGCTTGGTACAAGGGCGGTGGCAATCCGGTACTCGATCTGTTTGAAAAACGTTTCTTGGGTTTACCCAAAGAACGAGAGGATATTAGTCGCTATCGTTGTGACATTGGTAATGGCGGTAAGGGGGTCAGACGGATTTTGTCTCAACTTCTCGACCTCAAGTTGAAGTTTCTCAACCGATTGTTTAAGCACCGCTTCTTTGGCGGTAAAACCGCCGATCCTTAGAAAGTCTTGGGCTTCAAGGTACAAGAAAACGTAAGAATTATCCTCTGTAATGACCTCCGTTCTATCTCCGGCAAGCCGCATTCGGACCAACTGAGCGAAGAACGCATCCAAATCATTAAGACTGATCGGCGCAAGATTCAATAACTCATTGTTGGGTACTACGCATACACCTTCAAATTCGATGGTGTCACACAGATAAGACAGTATTTTGTCTTTGATTTCAGGAGTAACCATGATACGATTATTTTTTAGTTGTTCAGCCTCAAAGGTAGGCAATTTAACCGAAACCAAAACTATTCCCGCCAAGAAAGCTAAAGGCTTGCAAGTGTCGGAGCGAGACCGGCGGCGGGAACAAAATAATTAACAATTGAAAATTAAAAACGAAACAGACATGGAAACAAACAAGAAAATCGACTACAAGACACTTTGCGAGGCCCCTTTCAACATGGACTCGCCGTATGAGGTGAATTTTCTGATGCTGGTCTATACCGGACGGAAGGAGGAGGAACGGCCCGTGTTCCGGGTGGTAGTCCCCAAGGGGGAATGCAAGGTTTGCATCGGAACGGCAGGTAAAGAGTTCTGGGGCATCGCAGCGATGGACCCGAAGACGGGCGAGACACAATGGTACAACTACAACGACTGCGTGAGCCTGGAGGACTGGGCGGTGCTGGACCGGTTGCTCCGGAAACGGTTCGGCTGGATGGAGATGCTGGATCCGGGGCTGGTCTATGAAATAAAGTTGCTGGCAAAAGCCCAACTGGAAGAGGCGGTTCGGGAACAGGAAGAACAACGCTACAAATGTGATCCGGCATGAAAGCGAAAGTGATTCTTTACGGTTGGATCGTTAGCTGGGTCTTCCTCTTCGCAGGGGCAGGAACAATAGATAACGGCGGATATATGGCAGGGACGTTGCTCTGCATGGTGTGGTTCGGTTTCAGCCTTGCGCTGATCAAGAATGAAGAGGCGTGCGACAAGGAGCGGGTACGCTTCGAGGAATGGATGGAACGGCTGTTAGGTGGCAGCCACAAGGATAACAATCAAGGTTTAGGTTTCAATTAAGATTGGTTTAGGTTGGGTATCGGTACGCGGCCCGCGGTACGAGGGTGGTATCCCGGATAGTTCAGTCAGGCAGAACAATCGGAACTGGTAATTCAGGCGATAGGGTCAGCGGTTCGAATCCGCTTCCGGGAACAAACTTAAAATTAAAATAATCATGAATGCGAAATGTTATAAACGGTTACTCTTATCCGTGCTTGTTTCCGGCTACGACAAACAAGAAGCGAAAGAATGCGCAAAAAACTATTTTAGAGAATGTTGCAGAACAACTGATAATTCATTCGGAATGGAAACCGAGCAACTATCTGAAAACTGTTTTCTGGTGTCCTTCTATGATGTATATTTTGTCGATTCTTTGAGTTTCCGCAATTACTGCCGTCACTTGCTCCGCAAACTCGCGACAGCAATCCACCTTGATTTCGGCGTAAATATACTTCTCATCGTAGTAAAAGACGACGGATCGAATCCGGAGTACACGCTTATGGATGGGGCACTTCACTCCCCTTATTAAAGGCTTCACTTTATCAATGGCTATCCTTAATTGAGTTTCAGGATGAGAATAAGGATGTATCATAATGCTTGCTTTTAATGGTTTGACAGCGGTAAAGGTAAGCAATCCCGCCAAGGTATCCAAGCCTTGCGCCCGGTGCGAGCTCCGGGGCGGGAACTAATAAAACATTAGGTAAACAATGAATATCGGTCAAGGTGACATAATAGTGAGGACGTTCCAAAGCACGCCGACAGTGTGGGTGTCGGAGCGGTTGATCTGTGATACGTTGGGGAATGGGATGAATGATTATTTGAGAACCAAAGGACGTTCAAATTACAAATCGTCCGTCTCCCCCTGCCACCGCATGAAAGACATCCTGCCCGCCACCGGCAAGTCTTGGCGTTACGCCCGGATCGACGGCCATTTCTATTACGACTACGACTATATTCCCGACCGGAAGGATACCCACTATCGTTCCCGGCTGGGTGACAAGGAGACGTTGATGATGAAAGCGGACGAGCTGCGTTCGACAGAGGCACGGATTGCGGAGCAGTGCTCCCGAAGGAGTATCGAGGAATATGTCAAGGAGCGGATCAACAATACCGACCGGCTCCGTTTCCGCTATTACGAAGTGGACGGAATCTGCAAATACAATAAAGACAAGGCCGGGGAACTGGCGGAGGCCATCGCCTGGGCGCGTTGCGTCAAAAGGCTGGTAGCGGATGGTGGCTACAAGGAGTTCGGCTACCGCACGAAAGAAGAGTTTTATGAGGCGTGTGCCCTGATCCTGCACAAGAAACGGCTGGAGGGCTTCACGGTGACAACCGGTGGAAGCCTCCGGAAGAAGCTCCACTATTTCCCGACAGACGAGTCGGAACAGTACGACTTCTTCGTCTCTGGACGCTATGGCAACGATAACGCCCGCAAGATTGGAAAATGTAAGGTTGTGGATGAAGAAACCGGCGAAATCAAGCGGTTCGACCTTCACGAGGCACTGATCCTGAAACTGTGGATGAATTTCGGTGGTTCGGCAAAGGAGAGTAAGATCGCTCTTTGGAGCCAATATGAGCGAGATATCGACTATTTGGGAGAAAAACCGCTCAGTTATTCTACCTTCTGCCACTATACGAACATGTATAACACCAAGCGGATGACCTACCGCGAGCGGCATGGCTGGGATGCCTTCTCCTCGACTTTCTTGTCCTATATTCCATCGGAAAAATTACGTTATGGCAACTCGCTCTGGTGCGCCGACGGTTCCGGAACGCTCGCCTATTCCTATCAGGACAAAGAAGGGAAATTACGTTCGATGCGCCTGTATGTCATGATGGTGTCGGACGTGGCCACCGGAAAGATTGTTGGCTGGGCACCGGCACCAGTCGGACAGCACTCCGAGTCTCCGGCAATGATGCGCGAGGCAGTCCTGATGGGGCTGCGTGATTGTGGCAAACGCGAGATCATGGAGTTCATCAGCGATAATCACGGCGCGTTCACCGGAGAGGAAAGCAAAGAGTTTTTGGCACAGGTATGCCGGAAAACACGAACAATCCAATCGGGTAACTCGCAAGCCAACTATGCAGAAACGCAGTTCCGCCTGTTCAAGAAAACGATCCGCAACGAGTTCAACTGGCTTGGTTCCAGCTGGAACAGTAAAGATATAGAAAATACGGCCAACTCCGAATATTTGGATATCTCCACCTTCCCGTCCTACCAAGAAGTGATCGAGCAGGTCGGGCAAAAAATCGAGGATTGGAACAACCGCATCATGCGGTGCGGTGAGAGCCGTTCGGAACTCTATGCAGAAAGTGTCCATCCGGATGCCAGGGAGATTGACCCGCGCGTCTGGCGACATATAGCCGGCAACTATACGGTGCAGGAGATCACCCGTCAGCGTGGCAACATTGTCATTACGAAAGGTGACCGGAAATACATGTTCGAGATTCCCGAAGTAGAATCTGTTGGCGAGGTGATCCGGGAATACCTGGGCTATGCCGCCAAGGTGAAAGCCTGCATGTACTGGGATGAAGAGGAATGCGACCTTTATACGATGGACGACCGCTTCATGTTCACCTGTTTTGCCGCCCGCAAGGCAAGCAACAGCCACGCGGAAGAAACAGAACAAAGCGTCCGTAACCTAGGTCACCATGTATGGCGGCAGGTGGCACAGGTGGATGCCGTCGCGAGGTATGAGAACGATGTGAAAGAGGTGGCTGACTGGATTGACGAGCAACTGCCATACAAAATAACCTCCCGCCTGATAGGTGGCAAACGTGCCAAAGAAATCACCAACGCCCAAAAAGAAAAGGCGTTGGCCGAAAAATCCCTTGCCAAAACGGTGCTTAAACAGCGTCAAAAATCCGCTCAAGCGAAGAAAAAACAGGCGGAAATGGCCTACGAGGAATATGCAAAATCAAGAATCGACTTAAATAAATTCAGAGACTTATGAAGATAGAAGAAAAACAATCCATCATACGGGCTGCACAAGCCTACATGAGCGAGAAAGGCATCAGCCAGAACGAACTGTCGAAGCTGACCGGGGTAAACGTCAGCTACCTGAGCAGCATGATGAAAGGTGTGTTTACCTTCATCAACAGCCGGACCGGGAAGGAGTCGGACATCGATGACAAATGGTTCCTCGCCCTTGCCGGACGTATCGGCCACAAGGTGGCGAAAGAGTACTGGCCGCTGGTGGAGACCGAACAGTTCATCGACATCGTGAAAGAGCTGACTGAGGCAAAGGAAACCTCCACCACCCGTATCATCGTGGGCGAAACGGGATGTGGAAAGAGTTATACGGTCGAGCGTTTCCGACAAGCCTACCCGCAAGGGACGTATGTCGTGACCTGCAACCAGAACGACTCGATCAGCGACCTCGTGCGCAAGATCCAGAAGGAACTGAAGGTATCGTTCGACGGATCAGTTTCCTACCGGATCGACCGGATCAGTATGGAACTGTCGCGCATCGCTGACAACGGGAACCAACCGATTCTCGTGTTCGATGAGGCGGAATATCTCTCAACACGTGGTTTGCTTAGCATCAAGACGATTTACGACTATCTGAAGGGCATCTGCGCCATCGTCATGATCGGGACGGACGATATCCTGAACAAGCTGGAGAAGACGAAGCGCAAGGAGGGCATGCCGCAGTTCATCCGCCGTTTCAAGGCTGGTATCCGTCATGTCCGCCCGATCGACCGCACCTTCGCCCGTTTCTTCGAGGGACGGGGCTATAACAAAGATTTCATGAAGCTGCTCCGGATGAATGCCGACAACTACGGCGAACTGGCCGACTATCTGGAGCCCGCTATCCGAGAAGCCGACCGCCGGGGTGAGCCGCTCACCAAAGAGTTTTTCGAATCGATGTTTTACCTTCAAAATAGATAATGGATATGATCAAGTACAAGAAAATCCAACGGCAGTCTCAAAACATGGAGGTCCGTTCTTCCCGCAAGAAAGCGGTCTCCACCAAAGAGATCTCTTTGGAGATTGAAAGTGAAATCGGCATACCGGTCATCCGGTGCATGAGTGTATTGGATGCGTTCGTGGAAAGCCTTTACAAACATTTGGAAAACGGCGAACCGGTCACATTGGAGGGTTTAGGGACATTCAGCACGAAGCTGATGATGGAAGAGGGCAAAGTGGTTGCCAAAAAAGTCAGACTAGTATCATCCAAACAGATGAGGGAACGATTGAAACAGTTCCAATTGGAAGAAGACACAGCCGACTGACATCCCGAACGGTTATCACGGGGCAGTTCGATTCCGCCTCCGGGAACGAAACAATTAATAATTGGAATATGGCAACAACAAAAAAACAAAACAAGAAACGTGCCCCTTCCCACGCCCTCTTCTGGACGCTGCTGAAGGAGGTGCCGGGCTACGACCCGCAGTATAAGGATGTGATCAAGGAGGGGCTGATACATGAACACAGCGGAGGGCGGACCACCTCACTATCGGAAATGTACGCAAAGTACCCCCGCGAATACAGCTTGATGATCGAGGCGATGAAGGGTACACCCCAGCAAAAGAAAACACGTTACGAAGACTCGCTTGACAAGATGAAGAAACGGGTGATTGCCGCCATCTGCCAGTATGTGGACAAGTTGGGATATACATTCCCGACTAAAGTAGACAAGATCCGCTACGTGATCGGTATCGCCTGCCGGGCTGCTAATTGCAATAACTTCAATGCTATCCCGGAATCGCGCCTGTCAGCCATCTACAATCTCTATTGCAAACGCAACAGCGTGGATATCGAAGGTAATGCGGAACTGGACTATCCCATATTATCCAATTGACAATTATGGTACGTATCAAACAGGACCCGCACAAGATTCTCACCTCGAAAGAGAAGGCCATACTGGAAGCCTTGTACGTGAAGGAGGACATGCTACTGGAGTGGCTGTTGGAACATAGTTCCGACCATCCGGACTACCCCACCATGACCGGCCGCCTGCATGAGAACGGAATAAAGATCCTCTGTCTGGAAGGTGGAAGGGCGTTGGAGGTGAATGAGGATTTCAGAAGATAACAGACGAATCAACAGTGATTAATAATTCATAAATCAAAAATCAAGATGACAGACTTAAGCAAACTATCCAGCAAAGAACTGGAAGCCTTATTGGCTCAAAAGAAAGAAGAAGAACGCCGCGAGGCATTGGACAAGCGTGCTGCCTATGAGGGCATCCGCGCCGAGTTGATAACGAACACGGAAAGAAAGGTACGCGCCGTGTGTGCCGAAGTGCAGGAACTGTGTAAGTATTGCCAGGATGAAGTATTGGCTTTCCGCGCGATCATGCTGGAGTACGGACAGTTGAAATTGGGCGAACGGCAGATGTCGTTCAAGATACAAGACGGCGACTTTGCCATCGAGGTCAAATCGAACAAGGTGAAACGCTTCGACGAACGGGCCGACGTGGCCGCCACCCGTCTGATCGAGTTCCTGCAAGGCTGGATCGAGGGAAAGGAGGACGGGCAGGACAACCCGATGTACCAACTCGCCATGACGCTCCTGGAACGCAACAAATATGGCGACCTCGACTACAAATCCATCTCGAAGCTCTACGAACTGGAGGAACAGTTCGGCGACCCGGAATACACCGCCATCATGAAACTGTTTAAGGAATCGCACCTCGTGGAAGGCACCGCCACCAATTTCTATTTCTACGAGAAAACCGATCTCGGCGTATGGAAGAAACTCGAACCGTCGTTCAACCGGCTGTAAAGCGAGTCAAAACCGCCACCCTCACCCCCGGCCGCTGGATATACGTCTGCCCCTGCGGCTTCCGTTACACCGCCTGCCGGGTGGTGAGGACCTCCGGCAAATGGATGGTTTACTGCTTCGAATGCAAACAACAAACAGGCAAATATTATAAAATCATGGACGAACGACTGGAATTTGAAGAGAACTTCAATGGCAAACTGAACTGCACCTGCTTCACGATGATCCGGCTCCACCATCCGGTGAAGAATGCCATCGGTGCCGTCAAGCAAGTCTATCTGAAAGGCAACGCAAAGATCATGCACGCCACCACCCTCACGCTCGACCGCATCAACCTCCCCATTGCGAAACTCGACACTGGCCTGCTGCCGGAAGAGTGTCGCTGGTTGATCCGGAACCTCTACAAACACCGCCCCGGCATCAATTGGGAGACGCAACCGTTGGACTATCTTGTGTTGGAGTATATCAAGGAATCAAAAGAACCGAGTTTATTTTAATGGACAATTAAATTAAAAAAAGATGACAGAAGAAATAAAGAAAGCAATCAACGAAATAAAGGACGCACAAGAACTGGGTAGTATAGCTAATCATGCAATGGCTCGCGCGTGCTTATTGGAAAATTCATTAGAAATTGACTCAGAAGGTGAATTTCGTAGCGAAGGAAATCTGTTTTTGAAAACAAATATGCACTTCGAAATGGAACTTGTAGAAAAGAAAGGAGGCAACGGATGAGCGACATGAAACACATTTTGGAAATCAGCCCCGATCGCCACGGCACACGGTCGGAAACCCGCTACGCCTCCGGCTTCACCTGCCCCCGTTGCAGCGGGCAGGGCGGTTTTCCGGATACGACCGGACATAACGAACGCACCTTCATCCCCTGCGACCTTTGCGACGGTACCGGCAAGGTGAGAGCCACTATCACGGTGGAATGGGAAGCGGATTATGAATCGTAAATATAATAACAAGATTATGGAACTATTAAAATTTATTTTTTCTTCGGGGTGGCATTTTGTGGGATGCTTGATTCTGATAAACGTGACACTAAGATTTCTGCTCATCGTCTGGAATAGGCTATTGAGGCATCTTAACATCTTAAAGAATGGCTATCCGCCTATTCATTGCGATGCGGATGGTGATGTTATCGTAAAGTAGTAATTAAATGTCAAGGAGAATCTAATCTTGATACATCCACTTATATGACAGAGAGAGAATTTTATGCTCACCCAGAATATCAAACCTCTCCTTTTTAACCTTAGAATAAGGCTAAGCCGCCGGTCGGTATCAAACCCAATCAGCGGCTTTTCTTTTTTCACGGTTCCCTCACATGCCCCGTAATCACCTCCATCTGCCAGAGTTACTACTGTTTTATATTCTGATTATTAATAACATATGATTGTTTTAGTTTTAATATATGATGTGGATAATTTTGGCTTGAAGATTAAAATTTTCATTTTAAATCAAAAATTCTTAACTAAAATCCACGAATAAAAAAATTGTGATATATCTTTGCATATCTTTTAAACATAAGAATATGATCATAGGTGTTACTAAAAATAAATTGAGGCAAGTTCGCTCACTAACAAATGTAGAACTTCAAGCTATAGAGGCTTATGTATGGCCCATCTTACAAAATGGAATGGTCCCCAATAAATATTATAAGGTTCAAGATTTTTTTGGAGGAAAATTAAGAGATTGGACAGTATCTCACCAACCACTATTGATTTTATATAATAAGCGAAAGACTAATTCAAATTCCCGACAAGTTGATAAAAAGGCTCATAGGCAAGCAGCACGAGATTTGGGACATATTGTTAAGAACCTATTATATAAGAGTTCTAATACGTATGAGGAAGATAAATCAATGTGGAAAAAAAGATACAAATTATTGTAAAGAAAAAGATTCTAATCAGAATGAGCGTCTGATTAGAATCTTTTTTTAATTCTCGAATTTTATGGATTCTGTTTATTATAACAATAATCTAAAAAATCACAAGTATTGGTCATTTTCTCAATTACATCTTCTTTGTCAATAGATTTATTATCTGCTAAAAATATCTGTCTAACAGAATTCTTAAGATTAAAAAGATGTTTTTCGTTATCTATTTCCCCAATTAACTTAAAAGCATATTCTTTAGGATTGGAAATATTTTTCTTATATGGAATTTGGTACTTTAAACAGTAAGTCTCGAAAGACTTTGAATATTGGCTATTACTCAAATCATCTATTACTCCCTGATCAATAACAGTTCCTGCCCAATTTTGAGATTCAGCCTTTACATGAGCCTCTACCAGCCCTTTCCCATAGGGACATTGTACCGCGTATAAGGAATTATTGGAGGATTCATATATCCCCATAACATGATTGAGATATCCTTTGGTTAGGCAGCCTCTAACAGGAAAATTGTCAATATTGAAATGGCTATTAAATAGAAACGAAACTAAAAACAAGTTATATAAGGAATCAATATTTAAATCATTTGTCCAATATATAATGGTATCTGAAATATTAACACAATTTACTTTTGCCTGATTAATATCTGGAATCACAACATTGGGACTAGTAGAACTGTGTTTTATATTTTCAAGAGTAAGTGATAATTCCATATCCCGAAATATGTGTCCCATACGTGTATCAATAGATGTTTCTGTATTGTTCTCAATGAACTTTTTGAATCCCAATAGATCAAAATAAGCTATATAAACTTCTTTAGTCATAATAAAACTGTTTTAAACTTAATGTGATAAAGATAAAGAAAATGACAAAAGAAAGGGAATGATATGTTTGCATGGTATTGGTTATGACCTTTATTTTGCGAAAAAATCAAGAGCACCATGCAGCAACAGTACGAACTGAATTTGGATATTGAGACAAAAGAATCCGTACCCAGACGCAGACGTTCCCGTGCCTCTGTACAGACGGTCACCTGCAAGACCAGCCGCCAGGAACATATATACAGACGTAACCGGGAACTGATCGCCCGCTATTACTATTGGACCGAAATACGCCGGAGACGCTTTGACGACGTGATGCGTATTCTTTCTGAAGAGTTCCATGTGGAGGAACGCACCATCAGCAATGCTTTGCTTGACTTTGAGGATTATTTGAACGGATTATATAGAGACAAGAAAGATATCCGGGAACTGAAGCGGGAATACCCCGGTCGTAACTGGGAAAACTGAAAGCGGGACGGGATGCCCCGCTTTTTCATTTCAGCACTCCTCGAAGGTCGTATCATAAACGAGCGTATAGGCTTTCAGACCTCCGGCCATAACGGACGGACGTCCACTTCGGCGGCTCAAAGGCGAAAGCGTCTCTTCTGCCGTCCATCCTTGCAAGCAGTCATGTACTTTGCTAACGATTGAATAACGTTCCAAAGCCTTTTTCCTTGCCGTTTCCGGAGCCTTGTTGTATGAATCGCCGTATGGCGGGAAAGCCAGTTTCAACGTGATGGTCGCTTTAACAAACTGATAAGTGTCATACAGGTCCTTGCAATCGGCATACTGTATGTCAATCAGGCAACAGGGAAAATCCACTGCCGGTCGCAGGGAAGTGTTCCCGTTCAACTGCCCCAAGTCTTCATCCATCCAGCGAAGGGCTGGGACTTCCTTTTCCAAATGGTCGCATAGCGCGACAAAAATATCCGCATTCATAAATTCATCATTTTAGTGTGTTTATATATCCTTCCAGACGGTCGTGTATCTTGTCGGCCAGTTCGTCTGCCTTGCCCATGAAGGGACGTGCCGGGATGTTCGTCCGGCGTGTATGCTCCCGTACCCGGACATCCCCATGTTTGGCCGTATGCCGCACATGGGCCGGGACTGTCACCTGCCCGGTAAATCCCTCGTTATGGATCCGGGCATAGTCCACCTTGTCATTTCCGGCGGATATGATCACCTTGTCGCGCCCGACGTATGCCGGCCGGATGCTGCCCAACAGGTTGCCGCTGTCGATCAGGAGCGACCCATTCCGGCGCGGGACCTTGGCCGGTGCCCACGGATTGCCGTCGAAGGCCTTCTTACGGAACCGCTCCTTGTAATATTCCGTGGCGGTCTCGGCCACGAGCTGGGCGGCATCGTCCAGTACCTTGCCGGGGAGGGAACTGAAATAATTTTCCAATTCGTTGAAGTTCATATTGAAATATTTTATATGTTTGCAATGCTTGCAAAAAGTACTGTAAGGCGAGGTATTCCTTTGAGGTAGGTGGAGGGACCATAGCTATCAGGCTCACCAGCATGCACAGGCCTTTTGCAGGAAACCTACTTCTTTTTCTTAAGCAGCAAGCCGTTCCTGATTTTAGGATTGCGTACCTCAAACCATGACTTGAAAACCATCCGGTTGTTTTCCACTTTAGAAACGCATGCGACCGCCCTTTCCTGGTAATACTTGATCCATATGTAGTTGGTCAGTTTCGACTCTTTGTTGTCACGGTCTTTATATTCCTGTCCCAGCCAAAGTTCATCAGGATCTGCCATGATGTCCTGGATACAGGAAAGGAATACGGTCCTGAACTCTCGCTTCTTCCTCTTGTTGGATGTGTGCGCGTCATAATCCGGCTTGCCCATAAACCAGGTACGGCCTTCATGGTCAGTAACGGGAAGCACCTCCTTCCCGTTCACATATTGGCAATGTCGGTTCCACCATGTAGTCGCATCGCCTTCATAGACCGGCATCGGCAGGGTGCTCTCACCGATTCTTTTTTTCAGGGAAGGGGTAACTCCCCATGTATCCAATGGTATGTTGCCGAGCATCTTTCCTGCCACATCCGGAAACTTGCGTATATACATCTGGTCTTTGTTGAACACTTCGCTCCTTTTCCCTCTGTTCGTATCCCAATGTTGTGCTTTGGCCTTTTGCCATTCAGGAGTATTAAAAAACGTCTCGCAACGTTTGCCCATCTCATCCATGTCCTTTCCTGCCGCCTCATGCGCCATGCGCGGGACAACGTAACATCGGCACTTCCATCCGTTAGGCGGAAATATCTTGTCCCACCTCGGATCGTTTGCCGGAAGGACCAGACCGTCCAGCTTCCGATGTTCTTCCCTCACCTTGTCATCTCCGGCTGTTTTGTACTCCCAGTAGGGAAAAAGTTTCGTCTTTCCTATCAACCGTTGGTAGTTGCTTGCCGACTCGGCCGTCAGAACCGCCGTCTCGTATTCGGTCTGTTGCCACCGCTTGTTGAACACGTCCGTCACCCGGAGTGCCTCCTTGTGGAACTCCTCGAAGCTGCCGCTTTCCCGGAAAAGCCTGTTCAGCTCCTGAAGCTCGGCCAGTGTCTTGGCGGCGGAGAAATGGAACACGTTCATCTCCATCGAAGTGATGAAGGCGTCGTCCCTCGCCCCGTAGGTAAAGCCGGTATCGGCCAGCCCGATCGTCCTGGCACGGCCTTCGCCGACGGCCCGGACAAAATCGTCTGCAAAGAAGCCGAACAGTTCCGCGTCGAAAAGCGTACCCCCACGGCCTTCCGCCACCCGGTTGATGATCCGGTTCTGCATCGTGTCGTCACTCAGCCGAATGCGGGCTTTTCCATCGGTGGTCGCCCCGTCCTGCGGGGCACGGACGAAAAAATCCCACAGGCGGGCATACCATGTACAGTCCCGGTTCTTGACATCCGGTTTTATCTCTTTGGGATCATCCGGTTCTTCCTCTTCCGGTGGCAATACGAATTGGGGCTGTTGCACTTTCCGGGCAATGGCTTCGTCCCCTTCCGGAAGTGGAATGTTGTATTTGTCGTAAAGATAGGACTGCGGGATGGGCAGGATCTCGGAAAGCAGGATGGTCTCCGAGACGGAAATCTCCTGCGCCTTGTCCAGGAACTTGAATTTACCGTTCCCGACCGGATACCCCCGTTTCTCCAGGAGCGGAACGAAATACTTGTTCAACATCCGTTCGACAAACCGGCGGTCTGCCCGGTGTTTCTTTTCCTGTACGGCCAGGTGGACCTGTCCCTGCGCAAGCGAACTGCCGTCCTGCGTGGTCATGGTCTGCCCCAAAACGGTAATCAGTATCTCTTCATTACAGGCACAACGGAAATCGTTGTAAAGGGCACCGTTCCCGGAGTTGCTAAGTGTCGTCTGAGTGGCTTCCGTCTCTTTGGGTATGACCAGGTAGGGAGCCGACCCGGCCTCCTCGAACGCCTGGATAAGCGCCCGGCGGCTCTGCTCGTCCATGCTGCTGTACTTCCCGATCCGCTGGGGCATACCGAAAAGCTCGACGAATTGCGCCCAATCCCCGAAGCCACCACGTTTGTAGATGACGAAGGGGGCGGCACGCAGGATGATGCCGAAATCTTCATCCTGGCCGAATTGTATGACCAGGTCGTTTTCCGCATAAGGTATCCCGTGCTCGTCCTCCTCCCTGATGGCGATCTCCTTGGTCTTTGTCCGGATATGCTTGCGCGGAATGGAACAGAACTCGAACCCCTCCAGAAACCGGCACTCGACCACCGACACGCCCCAAAAGCGTGAAAGCATGATTTCGCGCAGGAGCGACTCGAACTCCGGCGTGTCCATCAGCGTGTCCATTTCGTCCACACGTGTACCGTCGATGGTAAAGGCGAGGTCGGCATCTGTCACCGCGTCGATGCGTTTGTCGATGGCGTCCGACAGGTAGCCGTCGATCAGGAGGTCGGTAAACAGGTCGTATAGTTTCGTCCGGTTCCCCAAGTCCGCCAATCGGAGGGCCCTCCGCCAGGAACCGATGTCGTTTACCCCGCGATGGATGGGCCGGACCAGTATCTCGGTATAAACCGGCGGTTGTTTCGTCCCGGTCGAATCCGGGGCTTTTGGGGGTGTTTTCTTTTTTTTCTTTGTCATTGTTCGTCTTTTTATTTTCGTTTGATTACAGGGCTGTTTAAACAGCGTTTTAACGGTCTATTAAAAATGCTGGGACCGCTTGGGATTGCTGCCGTATGCGATAGGACCGATCGGGGTGTCTTTCTCCTCTTCCGCCTCGCGGGCTGGTAAGTCGGGTGAGACGTCTCCTCGCTGGACGGCCTTCAGCCAGTCGATGGCCCTCTCGTAACGGTCCTGCCGGAATTGCAATTCCGTCCCGGCGTTGCACAGGTTGATAAGGTGCCAGATGGCGATGTCCTTCACGAATATCAGCAGCAGCTGGTTTCTCTTGCTTCCTGATGCGGAGAAAATGCGTGTGCAGTCGAAGCGTGACAGGTATCCTTTCGCTTCGGCTATCGCCGCGTCGATGGCGGCTTCCGCGATGGTCGCATCCCCCCGCGTGATGGTCTCGACCAGTTCGTCATGCAGGTGGGTGTTCAGTTCTTGTATTGTCAAATATGCCATGATTATGATGGATTAAAATCTTTTTCTGTTCCGCTGGCGCGTCCCGACGGCGCAACTGCCCGCCTTGACCGCCATCGCCTTTTGCTGGCAGATGAAGAACCCGCCCTCTATGGCGTCGGGACCGTCGGCCGGTGCCGGGAGGCCGTCGTCAAACAAAAGGAACTGTTCCTCCAGGCGTACCATGTGGGGGTTGTCCTTCTCGGCGATATTCAGGATCATTCGCCCCGCTCGGTTCAGAGGTTCCAGGTTGCCCTCGATACGCGCGAACTTGTCCGGTTTGTTCCTTAGGTCCGGCGATATGGGGATGATGTACCCGGTCTCCTCCCATTTCTTTTGGAAAAGCGGGATGAACACCTGTTCGTAGAACGGGTCCTGTAGTTTGTTGTTCTCGATGGAGTTATACACCTGCGTCCGGTCTGCCACGTAGTCACGCATGTAGTAATACCAATTGACGAACTCCTCGTTCTTCACGTGGTCCAGGTAGCCGGTAATGACATACAGGTTGCCATTCAATACGCCCATCAAGAAGTTGGCCTTGTAAGATCCGAGTTTCTTCACGCCTTTTTTGCCGGATACTTTGTTTGACGGGGCCGGATCACCGTAACTGACCAGGAACGGGAACTTGTGGAGCGGCGGCACCGGCCCCCACTTGATCTCCTTGAAATAGCCTCCTTCCGTCACCGGGTTGTTGAAGCATTCCTTTTGCGCGCTGGCCGCGCTTACCTGTGCCAGTACGTCGTCGATCGTCTCCTCGTCGTTTTTCTCCGGCCAGACGGAGGTGCCGTAGGCGAAATCGTTCCTGGGGTCGGGATGGTTGATGTCCACCATACGCAGGTTGATGATATCCCAGTTTCCGATCGGTTTCTCGCGCCGTGACAATTCGAGCGCCTTCTTCCCGGCCCGTGCCACACAGCAGTCCTTGGCAATGATGTTCCCGCAAAAGATCGTGAGCAGGGCTTCCGAGAACGAGCGGGTAAAATACAATGCCTGCTCGAACCAGTTCCACTTGTCGTTCACGATGTCCGGGTTGCGGCATTCCTCGTCCGTGTCGTAATCGTCCACGAGGATCGTGTCCGGACGCACCTCTTCAATCTTGACACCGCGCGGGCTTTGCCGTGCCCCGACCGCCATGAAGGAGGCTCCCCCCTTGGTGATGAAGCTGTCTTCCGTCCACTTGAACCCTTTCTGTTCACCATAATAAAACCGGATGCGCTGGTTGGCCTCCAGTTGTGCCCGGTAATGGCCGAGCAGCTTGATCGCATTGTCACTACTGTTGGAACAAAGGATGATGTTCCGCTTCTTCCCGGTCAGTACCAGGAACAGGACAACGAACATGACGATCGTACTCTTTGCCAGCTCACGTGCCCACGACAGGACTTCATACCAGTTCTTAGGGCTATAAATCAGCCGTTTTATGGCCTTTTTATGGAAAGAGGCAAATTCGTATTTGGCATAGTTCGGAAACATCTCCTTGATCCAGAGCAAAGGATGTTGCTCCAGGTAGGCCAACCGATTTTGCCTTTCCTCGTAAGGTATATCCAGATCGACGGCCGTGTCTTTACGGATGGACTTCAGGTAGGCATCCCAGTCTTCAAGTGCCTGTTTGTCTATGGTTTTAAGCGGTTTCATTTGAGCCGGTCCTTTATGTAAGCGTCAAAATAAAAGCTGAGTTCCTTCGCCTTTTCCGTGTCCGTTTTGCGTATCCAGCCGAGGATGCCTTTGGAGACGCTGATGATGTCGGCAATTCCGGTTTCCTTCTCCATCTTCTCGATCGCTGTCGCCAGCTTGTTGATCGTATCAGCCTCCTTGGATGTGGCAAACCTTTCCCCATCCTTACGTCCGGCAATGGCCTTGTTGATTTCCGCCACCTGCCGGTAGAGGTTGGCCAGCTGCTCTTCGCGTGTCAGGCTGACGGACGTCTTCAGCTCCTCCCATTTCTCTGTCTTTACCCATTTGCAAAGCGTCTGCTTGCTGACCCCGACACGTTCGGCTACTTCTGCCTGTGTCAAGTGTTCCTTCAGATAGAGCATCTTTGCCCATTCCTTCTTTTGCTTCATGCTTAAATCCGTTCCCATACATCTGTACATTTTGTTGATTTACACCCTCAAAAGTACGAGCGCTTTTCCGGATGGAATAATTGTAAAGTAGTGTTCTACATCTGTTTGGCAATAAACTGCATATTGAACGTAACCGTTACGGAACAATTTTTTCAAGTCGTTTTAAGCCTGCAACTTTGGGGTGAAAAATCGAAAACGATGGCGAAAAAAACATTCACATTCATCTTGCACGACGATACGGTCAATACAAAGGGGTTCCGGATGCTGACATCGGGAGCCGACTTGTCTGTATTTGAGAATAACCCGGTCATGCTGCTTAATCATGACGACTGGGACCTGCCGATAGGCCGTTGGGAGAACATCCGTGTCGAAGGAACCCGGATCCTTGCCGATGCCGTATTCGACGAAGACGACGAAAGGGCTGCCGCCGTCATGGGAAAGGTGGAACGGGGATTCCTAAAAGCGGCCAGCATAGGTGCGTGGCCGGGGAAAAGCTCGGACGACCCGTCGCTGATGTTGCCCGGACAGACCTATCCGACTATGATCACCTGGAAAGTGCGTGAAGCCTCCATCTGTACCATAGGGAGCAACCATAACGCGCTGGCCCTGTATGACACGGACAACAAGCGGATCGACCTCGACGACAAAGGAGCATTGATTAAACTGTTCGATACCGGAAACGGTATCCATGTATCACCTAAAAATAAAACGCAAATGACAATTTTAACAGGATTATTGAAACTGTCGGACAATGCAAGCGAACAGGCCATTGCCGATGAAGTTCAGAAAATCATCCGGCTTCGTGACGAACTCCAAAAAGAGAACGATACGCTAAAGACAGAAAAAGAGGCGCTGTCGTCCAAGGTCCAGGCTTTTGAGAAAAAAGAAAAGGATGAACGAAAAGCCTCTGCAATCGCTCTGGTGGACAAAGCGATCAAGGAAGGTCGCCTGGACGCGAAAGGAAAGGATGCCTGGATGGGCATGTTCGATGCCGATTTTGACCGGGCCAAAGCGCAGCTTGACGCGATCCCGCCACGTGCCAGCGTGACACAGCAGATTCAGACATCCGGCGGTGCGGGTGGCGTGCAACTCGCCGACATGACATTCTCTGAAATCATAAAGGCGGACCGCCTGAAAGAATTGAAGAAGGATGGAGAGCTTTACAAACAGAAATTTTTTGAGGCATACGGTAAATACCCTGCCTGAGAACAAATATAAACCATTAAAAACAAATCAAGAATGAAAGCGAAATTTATTGTTTCATTGATTACGGCATTACTTTTCAATGCCCTGACGAGCGGAGTCTTTGCCTCCTGTTTGGGGGTCAGCCATGGGGCGATGTTCGCCTTGCAGATGGGGTTGTCCCTGATTCCTCTGAACCTCACCGGATGCCTTGCCGAAGGACTGAACCGCGAAATCTGGGTTCCGGAGATCATCGAGAAGTTTTACCCTTCGGACTCGTTCCTTACGCATTCAAAGAGCCTGGACGCCTGGGTGGACAACAACAAGCTGAATTTGCAGGAGGCCGGTGTCGACCCGGAAGTGTATATCGACAACGAACAGTACCCGATTCCGATCGTGGCGCGTACCGACATCCCGCACGAGATCGTGTTGAAGCGTTTCGATACCGAGAATACGGTGCATATCAACGCCATCGAGATCGAAGAATCCGCCGAGAAACGCCAAAGCGTGATTGAGGGACACCGCAATTCCCTCCGGCAGAAGTTTGCCCGCCTGGCCGCCTTTAATTGGGCACCGGTGAAAAACGGTGATTTTACCCCGGTAAAAGCCGCTAACGGGGACAAGAACGCCCGTGGTTACAAGGCCATGACCTACGAAATGGTAATGGATATGGAGTTGGCTTTCGACGAATTGGAAGTCCCGACCGAAGGCCGTATCCTGATCCTGAACCCGCTGCACGCGATGGACCTCAGAATGCAGGATTTGAACATGTACAAGGCGTTCTATAACGAGAACAAACTGTTCTCCTTCACGGTGGTCCGTTCCTCCCTCACGCCGAAGTATAACGGTACGACCGGTCAGAAAGCCCCTTGGGATGCGGCAGTGGCGGCAACGGACGCGCCTTCTTCCCTTTTCTATTACAAGGAGGCCGTGGCCCGTGCCCGTGGAACGGTGGATATGTATTACCGCCTGAATGATCCCGAATACCGTGGCGACGTGGTCGGCTTCAATATGCGTGGCGTAGCCACTCCTGTGACAGGCAAATACCTGGGTGCCATCTATTCACCCAAGGCGTAATGTTTAACTTTCAAATATTAAGACAACAATGAGTTATATCAACATGAAATCGCGTAGAAGTTTTGACTTCTATGCTCCTTACAACGAAACCGGCGAACGGCTTGTAACGGTACCGTTTCCTGTAGCAGTGGAACGGAAGGTGGAAGAAACCGGTATCGTGCATGACGCCAATCCAGCGTTGGTAACAGTCGTTCCGGCTGCGGCTGAAACGATCGAAGTGGAAACGAAGGTACAACCCGGTTCTCTCTTGATTGTCCATAACGAAGGGACGGCGGTCGCAACGGTTGGTGGTGCCAATTGTGCGGCATCCAAAGTGACAACCTTGATGTGGGATGGCAATGCGTATGCGGAACTTGCCACTTCGGACATCGCCTAATCATTCCAGACAATGGCACAACTCGAACTCTTAGTCATCCACTCGACCGCCACCCCTCCCGGCCGTGAAGTATCGGCGGCAGATATCCGCCGTTGGCATTGTGCCCCCCTTTCGAAAGGTGGCCGCGGCTGGAAGCAGGTGGGCTATACCGACATGGTCCACCTGGACGGGACAGTGGAACGGCTGGTCGAGAACAATGAAGACGATGTGGTCGATCCCTGGGAGATTACCAATGGGGCAAAAGGGTATAACCGGGCAGCCCGGCACATCGCGTACGCCGGTGGCGTGGACCGCGACGGCAAGACCCCCAAGGACACCCGGACGGTGGAGCAGCGGGAAGCACTCGCAAACTATGTGAGGGATTTCCACCGCCGCTTCCCATCGGTCCGGATCGTCGGACATAACGAACTGGCGGCAAAGGCCTGCCCCAGCTTCGATGTACAAAAATGGCTGAAAGAAATAGGTATTAACCAGTAAAACAACAAAAACAACATGAAACAGAAATTCATTCTTTCCCTTTTCGGGATGATGGTATCGTTCGCCGTGTGCCTGCCGGTGCTGGCAGTAGTGACCGGTTCGCCGGAAGTGGCGGTAGAAACTCCGGACTACAACGCTGTATTCCTTTCACTCTCCGCGCTCGTGGCGACAATCCCTTTTGTGGTTGAAATCGTGAAAGGCTTTTTCCCCAGCCTGAAAGGGATATGGACGCAGGTCGTTTCCTGGCTGGTCGCCGTCGGGCTATGTATGTTCGGCTGGTGGCAGCATTTGGGAATCTTTGACGGCATCGAGTGGTATATTGCCCTGTTGTACGGATTGGGCTGCGGACTGGCGGCAAACGGTATCGCCGACATCGGGCTGGTACAATGGATAATCGGACTGTTCAGCAAGAAAAAGGCGTAAAAGATGGACTGGGACGCATTATTTGGTTATCTCGGCACGGGAGGCGGCCTGATCGTCCTTTTGAACTGGCTGGCCGGGTTGCCTCTGTTGCGCCGGAAAAACCGGCTGGAGAAAGATGATGTGTCCCGCCATATCGCCGAAAAGGACAACGAGACAATACTGAACCTATATGATGAGATCCGAGATTTTCAAGCACGTATGTCGCGCCTGGAGGGGTGTATTGCAAAGATCGTGGTTTGTCCTGTGTATGACCGCTGTCCTGCCCGCACCCTCGTGCAGGACTATAAAAGAAGATACTTCCATCCGGGTGGCCGACAGTCTCCGGTGGGACAGAAAGGTGGCCGTCACCCTCGCGACAACCCCGTTACCCCCGGTCCGGCTGACGGCCCCGCTGGACAGCCTCCGTAAGCTCCCCGCCGGAGCGGTCTATACCGGCAGTTCGGGCGGTTTGCGCGTAACGGCGAGCCTGAAAGGTGACAGCCTGTGCATGACGGCGGAAGCGGAAAGCGTGCCCCGGCTGGAATACAGGGAAGAGGAATGCCGTGAACAAACCCGCAGCGGGCAGTCGGAATCGGAAACGGTAAAAGAGCCTGCCGCCGTCCCGTTTTGGAATCGTCTTAAACAGGTTTCAGATGGCATTTTAATCACATTCATTTTAGTAATCATTTTCAAACGATATAAACAATGGCAGAAAACAAGATCGATCGGCCTGAAGATCGCCATGTTCGGCGACGTGAACCCTGCCGGGGGGATGCCGGAAGTGATGAAGCAGCTGGCCAAGACGCTGAAAGGAACCGCTTCGTTCAACACCGAAGCCAACCAGACTCAGGACTTCTATTCGGAAGAGGAACCGGAAGTTCCGGAAGAAACTGTCGTGACCGAAGCCGGACTCAAGCAGATCAAACTGAACTTCATGGAGTGGGACAATGACGTGCTGGTCACTGTCTTTGGAGGAACGACCGTGACGGAAGATGTGACCATCAATGGGGTGACCTACAGCGTCGAGAAATACAAAGCCCCGAAATCGACCGTACAGGTAGAAAAGGCGGTACGTGTCATTTCCCGCTATGGCGTGGTGATCGATGTCCCGCGGGCAAAGATCGTGGCGCGTTTCATCTGGAACCTGACGAATACCGACATTGCCCAGATCGAGGTGACGGCCACCGCACAGGCACCGATCGGCGCGAACGACGGGCCGTATGAGATTTACCGGCTGGGTGAACCCAAAGCAGAAGGTGGCGCATGAAAACAAGGTCTATTGAAGCCTATGCCGCCGATGCGCTGTTGAACCGGCATCTGACGATCAACCTTCCCGCCCCCTGGCTACTCCGGGTATTCGGGAAGCGGACCATCCGCTACGGCGTCCCGTTTCCGACCGGTGAGACGCTTTGCCGGATGGCAGCCATCTTCTGCCGGATGAACCTCGATTTGAAGGAACTGAAGGCGGGTGACCTGGGTACGACCTTGGAGTGCATTGCCCGGAGTGGCAAACGGGTGTCGCGTGTCATCGCCGAAGGGATGGTCGGGAACAGCCTGCTCTCGCGGTGGATGGTCCGCCCGCTGGCCTGGTATATCCGCTGCCATACCACCATGAAGGGAATGGCGGAACTGGCGCAGGTGATCCTTTTGATGGCATCGCCGGAGGGTTTTATGAATATTATCGACTCGGTCGCCACCATGAACCTGATGGCGCCGACACAGAGCCAACCGACGGAGAAAGGGAGTTAAAGGAGGAATACGAACCTCCCCATAGCCCTTTCGGGCGTATCTACGCGCTGGTCTCCTCCGGTGCGTTCACCTACGATGAAGTGATGCGCAAGCTACCTTGGTGCGTCATTCTCACAATGATCAGCGACCAGGGAAGAATGAGGAAAAAAGAAGAGACAGATGAAGAAACGATTGAGACGGAAGCCGAAGAATTAGCCTTTTTCGGTCTCTCATAAATCAAAAATACAAATCTCAAACATGGCAGACGAACCGATATATGTGACATTCGAGTTCAAAGGCAACCTCGCCGAAGAGGTGGAACGGGTGAAGTTAGGGATCGCGGGCTTACGCAACGAGTCCGCGCAGACCTACCAGCGTCTGATCGCCGACAGCAACGAGGCGTTCGCCACCATGAGCCGGGGCAACCGGCAGCTGGCGGTCGGGATCCAGGAGGACATTAACAGCCTCCGGCAGTTGGATGCGGCAAGCAAGGCGCTGGACGAAAGTTTTGCCCGTGGCGCGATCACGACCGCCCAGTATGCGGAAGGCAAGGCGAAACTCGCCATCCAGGAAACCGACCTCCGTAACGGCATCCAGGAGAATATCAAAGTGCTCCAGGAATCCATCGAGCAGGAACGGATGGCCGAGGGGAGCATCGAATCACTACGCGCCTCACTCGCCAAAATGGAAACCGCCTGGCGCAAGATGTCAGCCGCCGAACGCGAAGGGGCAGCCGGTGAGGAACTTCGCGCGAAGATCGAATCGTTGAAAGAGGAACTGGCAGGGCTGGAGAAAGGAACCGGTGGTGCCGCTTCCGGTTTGAAGCAGTTCCAGGCCCAAATCGAATCGTGTCCCGGTCCGATCGGACAGACGGCCACCGCCATCGGCAAAATGACCAAGGCGGCACTTGCCTTTATCGCGACCCCGCTTGGCATGGTGCTTGCCGCCGTCGCCGCCGGACTGGCTGCCGTCAGCAGTTGGTTCCACCGCACCGAAGAGGGGGAAAACGCCTTGGCGAACGCCACGGCAGCATTCAACCAGGTATTAGGCAGTCTGCTGGACGTAGTCGATAAGGTAGGTGAATGGCTATACAAGGCCTTTACCAAGCCCAAGGAGGCGTTGAAGGAGCTTGTGGACTTCATGGAGGGACAGGTAGTGAACCGCTTCAAGTCGTTGGGCAAGGCGGCCGAGGCCCTTTGGAAGATGCTGCAAGGCGATTTCAAAGAAGGAACCGCCGACTTTGCCAACGCCTGGGCACAGGGTCTGACCGGTATCGAGGATGCCGGACGGAAGGCCTCCGAGTGGATGGCCGACACCAATGAAAAGATCAAGGAATCGGTCGAACTGCAAAAGCGTCGCAACGCCCTCGACGTGGCCGAACGCGACCTCTTGGTGGAACGTTCCCGCCTGGAGGCAAAGATCGGCGAACTGCGCGACAAGGCCTACGACATGAACTCGCCGGAAGCGGAACGCTCGAAGGCCCTGAAGGAGGCGATCCGCCTGACGGACGAACTCTTTGCCAAGGAACAGGCCATCGCCCGCGAGAAATACGAAATCGTCAAGAAACAGAACTCCCTTGCCAACAGCAACAAGGCCGACCTACGCGCCGAAGCGGAAGCCCTGGCCGAAGTGAATCGCTTGGAGGCGCAACGCTATGCCTCACGCCGCATGATGCTGCGCCAGAGCAACACATTGGATGGCAAGGCTGCAAAAAACAACGGGGATGACGGTCCGCTCGGTTCCATCCGTTATTACGAAAAGGTCATTGCCAAACTGAAGGAGGCACACGCCTTGGCTACCGATGACCATAGCCGGGAACAAATCAACCGGGAGATCGAAAAGAACGTCAAGGAACTGGAACGTATCTCCGAACGGGTGGGAAAAGTCGCGCTTGAATCATCCAAAGGGCTGTTGGAAGATGTGATGGACGGCCTAACCCGCAAGCAGAAGGAATTGGAAGCCGAAGCCCAAAGACGGGCGGAAATGTTGGGTAAGCTCGACACCTCCGATCTTGACCGGCTACGCCAAAAGATCGAACAGACTACCAACCAAACGAAGGAGGCTCGCGAGGGGGTCTTAGGTTTGCTGGATGCCTGGAAGACATTGTCTGATTCAGACAAAGCCTTCGCCATCGGGGACGAATGTTTCAAGATCGCCGACGGTCTTTCGTTGGCTGCGGAGACGGCAGAACTGTTCGAAGGAACATTGAGCAGTACGCTTTCCACCGTTTCCGATCTGGTGGCGGGCGTAGGCGATATCGCTGCCGGTACCGGACGTGCCCTTTCGGGCGACCTGATCGGCGGTGCCACCGGTATCCTTTCCGACGTGACCGGCATTATCGGTTCGTTCAAGAAGCGGACGGAGGAAAACAAGCGGATCCTTGCCGAATACCGGCAGGGCCTCTTGGAAACCGAGATGAAGGAACTGGAGTACAACGCCATCCTGCGTGAACGCCTCCGCATCCAACAGCAGATCGGCGAAACCTCCTTGAAATACTTCGACCGGCTGAAGACGGAACTGGCCGGGCAGGCGACCGACATCGCCGCCGAATACGACAAAGTCTGGGCAAAGCTGATGGGCGAAGAATATATCTCCGGGACCCACTACAAGCACGGCACCTGGTTCCGAAAGGCGAAGACATGGAACGATTACAGTTCCCTGGCCGGAAAGACTTACGAGGAGATCGAATCACTCTATACTGAGGATAAACTGACCGAAGCGGCCCGAACGCTTTTCGAGCAGCTCCAAAAGCTGAAGGAAGAAGGCGAAGAGGTTTCCGACATGATGGACGACCTGAACGAAGAGATGAAAGAGGCCTTCACGGGAACAACGGTCGACAGTATCACCGACAGCATCATCCGTGGCTTCGCCGAGGGTAAACGTTCCGCCAAGGACTTTGCCGACGACTTCCAGCAGATGCTGAACAATGCCGTCCTACAAGGCATAAAGATGAAAGCCCTCGAAGAACCTTTAAGGAAATGGTACGAATCTTTTGCCGAAGCGAGCGGTGCCGGCCTGACGGAAAGCAACATCGCTGACTTGAAAGCGCAATACGACCAGATCATCGAGAACGCCGCCCGGCAGTTGGAGGATATGGAGAAGATAACAGGCACAGCCATCGGAAACATCGCTTCCGACCGGACGGCCACCGCCGGTGGTATCGCCTCGATGAGCCAGGACAGCGCAAATGAACTGAACGGCAATTTCTATGCCCTCCTGATTTATGCCGACAAGACGTGCCAGGGGGTGACGAACATCAACACGCTATTAGTGGAAGGCATCACGCTCATGGAGCGCATCGCCAAGAACACGGACCGGTTGGAAAATATCGAAAGGGATATCGCAACCATGCGCAGCAGCTTCCAGGATGTAGTGAACAGGGGACTCATTTTACGAAAGACGGCATAATGAAAAACGCTTTATTCATAGATGATTTGCACGTAAGGAGCCGTTTCGGTTGCTGGATCACCCGTGGCGGGTATGCCGGTCTGCTTACTTTCCCCGCCATGCGCGAACCGGAATACAACGACTGGCCCGAAGAGGATGGCATCGAGGTGGACCTTTCGGAGCCGAAGCTGGAGGACAAAGAGGTAGCGATCCCGTTCCTGGCCGATAACTATGTCGGGGCGACCGACTTGATCGCTTACCTCAGTGGACCGGGGTACCATAGCTTTTACATCCCTTCCTTGGGAAGACGGTGGAACCTCAGGCTAAGCAGCCAGTCGGCCAACCGCGTCTATCCGCTGGCCACCTCTTTCGAGTTGAAGTTGGTGGAAGACGTGCCGGTACGCCCGGTACCGGAGACGATGCCCGATCCGGGTGTCCGGCTTGCGGAAAGCCGGTATCTGCTGGACGGTGTCCCCTTCTCGGCCTACGGGGTGGCGACCGACGACACACGTGCCTCGCTGTTGAAATCCCCCACGGCGAAGCGGAACATGGACCGGACGGTTTCGACCGAGGACGGGCGGATATACGATGCGGACCACTTGGTGTTTCAGAAAAAGGAAGTGACGTTCAAATGCCATTTCAAAGCCGTTTCAATGGAAGCCTTCTGGAAGTGTTACGATGCCTTCTTCAGTGCGCTGATCCAACCCGAAGAGCGCAAGCTGTATGTGGAAGAGATCGGCAAGGAATACCTTTGTTATTACAAGAACACAAGTGGATTCAAGATTCTGACAATGACGGGACCGGTTGTCGTCACGTTCAACCTGACATTGGTCTTCACGATGTTCCGCCTGTATGAAACGGATTACTTCTTGGCAACAGAGGCGGGAGACTGGATCGTCACCGAAGATGGGGAATTTTTAATCGATATGAAATGATATGACTGGACAAGAGAAAAAAATACGGATCAGCGAACTACCGGCGTCGGTGACGTTCCGGGGGCTATGGACGATCGGCTACCAGATGGTGGACGGCAAGAAGACCAGTGTGCGGGTGAGTTTGGCAGAGATACAACAGGCGTACGACAATGTGATCGCCGCCACCGGATCGGCAAACGAAGCAGCTACCCATGCGTCAAACGCCGCGTCTGCAGCCAACCGGGCAGCCGGTGACGCAGAAAAGACCAATGCCACCATTTCTGCATCGGAAAACAAACGTGTTGAAATGGAGACATCCCGCCAGGAGGCAGAAGCGGAACGTGCCCGCGAAGAGAAGCGGCGCCAAGAGGCGGAAGAACTTCGTGAGGCCAATGAAAACGCACGGATAGGCAATGAAACCGTTCGCCAGGAGACAGAGGGCAACCGTATCATAGCGGAAAGGTTCCGGGTGGATGAAGAGGCCAGACGTGTGGCTACTGAACTTGTCCGGAACCAGTCGGAACAAAACCGTGTCACCGAAGAGGACAGGCGTGTCGAAGCCGAAAAGTCCCGTGTTGATGCCGAGATTTTGCGTAATCAATCGGAACGGAAACGGGATGAAGCCGAAAAATCGCGCAACCAAGCGGAAACGGCACGTGCCTCTTCAGAAGCAGACCGCGACACGGCAGAGCAGGTGCGTATCAAAAATGAACAGGAACGTATCGAAGCTGAAGAATTGCGCATCACCCAGGAAGAAAAACGTGTTGAAAAAGAAGATGGTCGCATAACCGGGGAACAACTTCGCGTGGATGCTGAAAATGCCCGTAAGGAAGCCGAAACCGGTCGGAAAACCGCGGAAGAGGAACGCAAAAAGAATACGACCCAAGCCATACGGGATTCAGAGGAGGCGACAGAAAAAGCAAATGAAGCCGCCAAACGAGCCAACGAGGCAGCTGAAGCTACCGAAGGGATACTTTCCGGCGTGCGTCCCGACTGGATGGCTGAAAAAGATTCACCGAACTATGTGAAGAATAAGCCGGAGATTCCGACATTGGATATGGCACCGACTGCCGATACATTGAGCTATGTCAATACCGACGGCACTGTGGTCAGTTTCCGCATAGGTGACGAAGTACGTGTAGCGGAAGACGGCGAATATGTATTCTACCGGCTTTATGACCTTGCGGATGGTGTGGCATCTTGGCAGGAATCCGGCAGCGGTACGGCCTTGCCCGGCAATGTTTATCTGACAGGAGCCAATTATTACAATGAATCAGTACGAACGATAAAACAAGGATATTTAAGCAATGAGTAAGAAAGGTGCATTTATTTATCAACAGATCGAACTGACGACGGCTGAATGG